GAAGTCACTTCAGTAGTTCCTAACAAATCAGAGATTTGTTTTGGAGATACGATGATGTGTCTTGGTAGTGAAGGATCAACATCAGCTAAGTCAATGATTTCTTTTGCTTCTCTCAACTTAGCAATAGTCATACCAGTTGAACCAGCTTCTGCTATGATTTGACCAGCAGGTAATGCAACAGCAGTACCACCAGCTACACCAGTATCAGCTGAACCAGTAGCAGCAGTAATGATAGCATCATCCATTGCTCTACCCATTGCATAAGCAGCAGCTAATGCGTAAGTAGAAGTTGGATCTACTAACATTCTTACTTTGTCTAGATCATCGATAAGATCAGCGAACTCATAGTCAACAAGTGAAACTCTTCTTCTTGAGTGAGGAGTATCTGCTTGTGGAGTGTCTGAATGTCGAGTTGATCTGACAGTTGCTGTTACAGAACCTACTTGGTCAAAGAATGCGTTCTTACCTGTAACAGACTCAAGTCTCACTTTATCTCTTAAAAGTGATCCTTTTTGTTGTGATAGCATTTGGATGTTAGAACTATATTGTTCTACAAATGCTGTAGTTATTTGAGTTGACATAATTGTCTCTCCTAATTGTTATAGTTAATGTTAAACAAAAACAGAGAGGTTTTCTATCATGCGACAGGCTTCTCTTGGATTTAAAGTCTTTTAGACTACAAGGCTTTCCTTGTTGTCAGTAAGGTTCTTTCGAATTGTCTTACTTTTCTTTGGCGAATTTTCATCCGCCATAGAAATCCATTTATAATATTCTTTGCAGATTGGCAAGGGATTTGATTTTTGATTCTCTGATCCACTCTCCACTACAATACGAAGTATCTCTAATTTAACTTCTTTGTTATCCATTGCTCATCATTGTTCTTAATGTGAATACTTGCTGAACAACCTTGTCATGATCTGGGTGTGATTTATTCCAGTATGGACCACTTCGATCATTAACAATCTTACTAATTTCAGATTGATAATCTACACCTTGAGATACATTTTCGCTTTCAGTTCCAACTAATTTATCTTCAGATAAAAGATTGGCAATGTTAGCAAAGCCTTTAATAACTTCTGGATGATCTCCTAATCTTGTACCATCTTTAAGTTCCATATCTAAAATTTGTGGATTCATGTTTGCTTTTGCAACTGCTCCAGCTCTTTTGATATTATCATCAAATGCTCTACCCCATTCTTTTCTAAGTTGTGCTTCAGTATTAGCTTGTGCAGTTTCAGTATCTACTCTTGATTGTTGAACAGATCCTTCCATAGATTCTTTATAGAACTCTAAAATACCTTGAGCTTGTTTATTATTTAAACCTAGCTTGTGAGCATTCTCTGCAAATGATTTAATTGCACCATCATCTAATGGAACAACATCTGATTTAACTTCTAGTTTATATTTATCTGGAGACTCTGGTCTACCTAGTTTATTATAAACTTCATTCCATTGATCATCTGTTGAATTGTTATTCGGTACAGCAACCTTATCTTGACCAATCATTCTTGTTGCATTGATATAAGATTTAGCAAGAGCTTCTAGTTCAGTAAACTTAGAAATGTTTGGATCATTTCTTAAATCTTCTGGAATAGCTTCTTTCCAAGACTTAGCAACTGTTGGTACTGGTTGTTCTATTTGTGTTTCTTGTTTTGGTGCTTCTGTAGTAGTTTGTGTTGTCTCTGCTACAGGCACAGTTTCCTGTGTTATCTGTTCTTCTGACATAGTTATTTTCCTTTAGTGTTATCATTTTGGAGCATTGATTTAATAAATAGAAGTACACTCCTTTGACCTTCCATGTATGCACTCTCATGACTATCCCCTTTAACATTAGTGGTAGACCAAAAGTGGCATCGTTTTTCTAAATCAGATAAAACTTTTTTACCTTCATCTGATTCAAAAATTAGTTTGTATGCTTCTCTTATTTCTTTTATTTGTTTTTCAAATTGTTTTAGTTCATCCATAAATATTTAGCATTTGCTTCGCTTGATTCTCAAGCAAAGAACAAAACCATTTTAAAAGTTATTCTTCTGCTTGAGCTACAGCTCTTGCTTCATCTGGTAAAGCCTTTGCGAGTGGTGCTATTTTTCCCCCTGCTTCCGCTACTTGTTGTAGCTGTTGCATTTGCATCATTTGTTCTTGTTGAGCTTGTGCTTGTTGTCGTTCAGCATTTAACTCAGATTGTGGTTTTAATATTTTTTGTGGTACACCAACAATGTCTGCCAAGTGTCTAACAAGTTTATCCATATTGATATGATCAAATACTGGAGCAACATTAGATAAGCTACCCATAATTTCTATTGCTCTCATAATTGATTGTAGTTCACTAGACTTCTGTGCTTTAGCTAGTGGAGATACATATTCGATTTCAATATCTTTACCTGCTAAAAATTCTGGTGCTGGTCTAAATAAATTTTTTCTAAGGATTAAAGCGAAGGCTCTATCGATTAATGGTTTTAATAATTCAGATTGAAGTCTACCCAAAACTGGACCAAGCAATCTCATCTTCTCTTCATTTCTTTGAATCACTTCTGTTGCGGTCATCTGTGGACCTTGTTGCATCATTAACTGATTAACATAGAACGCATTACGAATTGAGTTTCTTCTTTGCTCTTCCATGTTTAAACCTAGTGGAGTGTTTGCTCCAATGTTTAATGGTTCAATACGATCTCTAGTTCCTGCTCTGTAAAAATTTAAACCACCAGGTACAGTTCTTACTGGTAATATAAATCCATCATCTGGAACAAGGAGTGGTGGATCAACCTGTTTCTGTGCAGACTTGATTGTAGTCTTAGACATTTCATTTAACATCTTGACATCTGGCAATGCGGTCATTGCAGGTGATCTGCCATAGATTTCGTGTGATGCTTTTAAGTATCTTGGTACTACAAAAGGAAACTCTCTAAATCCAGATACTGATAATTCATCTCCAGAACTTGCATCTAAGTAAACAGATTCAAATGGCATATTCTGTTTGTCTTGTTTCTTAGGATTGAAATCAGATCTTGGATATACTGCGTGAAGTATTTCTATTTCTTCGTATGGATCTTTCTTAGCTACTGTTGCAATGTTAGCAGATACATCTCCAAACTTTTGGATTGCTGCTCTTGCAGATAGTTTAAACTTTCTAAATACTGTATCGATTCTACCTTTTTCATTTTCAGCAATAAAGATTTCATTGATGTGTCTTGTTGAGAATTTTAAAATATCTTCATCATCTTCTTCGATAAACATTGCTGCTGTACCAAAAGTAATTAGATCGTGATACAGTTCAAAGATTTCTTGTTGGAAGTTTGATTTGTTAAATGCTGCATACATTGTTTCTGTTGCAGACTCTAACCATTCTTTTGCTTCATCTTCAAATTCCATATCTTCTTCTTTGAATCTTAAAGAGAACCAAGGAGTTGATGGATTGGTTAGCATCCCATGTAATGATGCTGCTAATAATTCTACTGATTGTAATGGAGAAGAATCAAAAATAAGTTCAGTTCTTTTATCTCCTCTTGATCTTGTTTTAGTAACATCTGCTTTTCTTGGTTGCATATAATCTGCAACTTCTTGCCAATGCGATTCCCAGTTTTGTCTTTGAGATTTTAAACGATCAAATCGTTTTAATAAATTTTTTGCTAAATCTGTTTGAGCCATATTATCTACCTAATAAACTTGGTCTACCCAAAGTTAAGCTACCATTTGTTTGTAAACCTGTTGGACCAGTTTGAATTGTTAATGATCTTCCTCTAGCTTTTGTTCTTCTCTTTCTTAAAAGAATATTATCTTCAACAGCATCTGTTGCTGCACTCTGTGAAACTTCAGCTTCTGTTGGAGAAGTTACTGTTGGAGCTTGTACTACTTGACCGCTTGTTCCTATTGCACCACCATTGTCTCCTTGTGGTACAGGATTACCATAAGCATCTGTCTTACCAGATTGTCTACCAGACATATAACCAGAATATAAATTTTCTTGTGAGGTACGACTCATTTTTTCAAAATCTTGTTTAGTAGTTCCTTTGTATGCACCTTTACCTAAAACTTCATTTGCAAAATAATCTCTATTATATCTTGAAGTAGCTTGACCAACTCCAGCTAATATTGCTGTGGTAGGTGTATAAAATTTTGTATTTTTTAAATTAGTTGCTCCTTGTTCTCTGAACAAACTCATCTTAGCAGCAGTATCATCTTTTTCTCTTGGATCAGATAATGTTCCAGACACATCATATTTTCTTTTGCTTGGTGGTACATTGTTTGCAGAACTTCTATTTCCACCACCGCCACCAGATGAACTATTGCTTCCCATAATTATTTACCCAATGTTAAAGATGATTTAGTTTCCGACTTAGTTTCTTTTTTTGGTTTTAAATCATCTATGTTATTAAACTTTACTTCTTCTTGTAAATATAAAATTTCTTCTTTTTTCTTTTTAAAAATTTCTTTAATCTTCTTAAACATTATTCTCCTAATAAAGTTTTTAATTTTGTTTCTTCAGATTCTTGAATACCAAGTGGTCCAGTAAGGATAGTAGACTTTCTACCTTTTCTTCTTCTTTCAATTGCATCTCGTTCAGCTTTTATTTTTGCCTTTTCTTCATCAGTTAATTCTGGTGGTTCTGGCAAAGGTTGAACAGGCGGTAAAGCTGGTTGTTTTGGTTTAAAAATTGAACCCATATTAAATTATCCTATATTCATTATCCGCAACACTTTGTGGTGCAGATTGTTTTGCATTAATTTCTTGTAGTCCAACGCACAGATACCTCATGGCATCACAAGCATGGGAACTCCAATCATGCACAGGCTTTGATCTAAACATTCTATTTTTATCAATATACTTCCTGTGGTAATGTCTTAACGCATCTATTAACTTTTTGCAATGGTCAACATCAATAAAACATCTAGGCAAGGTCATAGTGGTGGCATGGATGCCATCCTCTAGGGGAATCT